TCTTCTTCTTCCGCAGCTGCGAAATAAGATTGTGCTAGGACTTCTTTATATCCTTTCATCGCATCTGATGCTTTCGCATATAGATGGTCATTAATTTTGTCCATCGCATCGATTTTATTGCCAGCAGCAAGTGCATTAATAATGTCAATAGTATCCATTTAATTTAAACGTATGTGATAATTATTTATCGGAATCTTTATTTCTAGGTGCTGCTGGTACCTCAGGGGGTTGAGCAGACATTTCTAATACCTTTGCATTCATTTCATTGGTGTGGACAGGATCTGGGACAATACCTTTTTGAATATCTGCCGCCATCTGCACATCCATTTCCTCGTAAACAATATCAGATTGCTTGAGGACTTCTTTCCTTATATATTCTGTAGAATAATATTTGCCAACAAATTGGTCTAACTTCATTAGAATATCGAGGCGAGTATTTAGAATCTCGGCATCGCGTAACTCAGAAAAATGATTGTCAAATAGGAAGTCATATTGAATATTTTCTTCCATCTCTTCCCAGTCTTCTGGGGTGAGCACACCCTTGAGGACTAGTTGAGTCTTGAGCATATCGTGGAAAACGTATGCAAACTTCTTGCGTAGTCTTCCAACAAATTTGTTGAATTTTAATTCGTCTCGTAATACTTCTGTAGTCTTACCAAGATTAAAACCTTTATTATCATCGGTAAGACGTGAAGGTGGTAAGTTGAGTGAATTGTAAAGTTTCTTTTTAAAATACTCAACGTCCTTCAATTCACCTAAGTTTTGTCCACCAGGAAGTGTAGTAATTTCTGTGCCTCTACCACCTTCACGGCGAGGTAACCAGAAATCCTCAAGCATAGACATATGCTTTTTATCATCACGAATCTCACCAGTGTTTGCGTCATACACTAGTTTGTTACGATATCTCTGCATAACGTCACGGAGATATTGCTCTGCTTTTACTTTAGGCAAGTTGCCTACATCAATGTAAAAGATACGACGTTCTGGTGCTCTTGATAATCTATAGATAACAAGAGAATCTTCAATCATCCTGAGTTGATTGAGTGCCTTGATTGACTTGTGAAGATAACTTAGATTCATCTTCTTATTTAAATCCATCAATCCGCAAGGTGCGAATGTAACAGCATCAGCAGCAAACTTTAATCCACCTTGCATGGGGTCGGGACCACCAGCAAAAGAAATAAATCCTTTTGGATTATACATGTAGTATTCTAGATACTCACCAAAGTCATATGCAGTTGCAGACTGGGGATTTGCGTTTCTATCTACCAGTTGTTGCGCTGCTTTTTTTTCTCTGTCTTGAATTCTTTGCTTGACTTTTTTAATCTTTAGAGGGTCGATGTATCTTAATTCTACGATACCCTTACCAGGATTTGCTAAGTCAATTACTTTGTGATAATAGACACGTCCGTCGATATACCAGTTACGGAAAATTTCGTGTGCTTTTTTATCAAAATTTAAAAGTTTTTTAATATACTCAAACTCTTTGCGAATCTTTCTCTTAATAGGTTCGCCTACTTCTAGGTTTGATAATTCAATCTGCACAGCAGATTGGTCTTCATTACTAACGATTGCTTCGTTTACAATTTCGTCAATTGCAGTATCAACTTCTGGATGTAGCGCCATATCACGATAGCGCCTAATGAGGTCAAACTCATTACGCGCTGTTCCTTCGATATCCACATAATGACCAAAGTAGCCACCAGCTACGGTAGCTACTCCATCGTCTTGCTGCGGAGGAATCGGGGACTGTCCCTTGGGTTTAGAGACGGCCCCATTGATTGAAAATCCGAAAAGTTGACTCATTTTTTAGAATATCACATTATATACCTCTATTTATAGAGATTATTTTGCGATACTTCCGCCGCCGCTGGCTGCTTGTCCCTGTACTGCATGCCAGTATTGTAACTGGAATTCAACAGTGAAGTCCTCAATCTGGTCATTGCTATCATAAGCAACGTCGATTTGAGAAACGTTAGTTGGGAAACAACCCCAGAGTTTGTATTCTCTGAGCACTGAACCTTCATCGGTCGAGTCTCTCTCAAGTTGCTTGACAGTCAAGTCCTTAAGGAAACCAGTGCCACCGCCGTCTGGAATAAATGCGTCAGCAGTGTTACCCACATGGGTATTCATTGCTTCCATCCATCTCTCGAAACCATGACGGATGGTGAAGTTTCTATCATTGATGATAGTAACTGTCCATGTGTCGAAGGTGCGGTCACCAGCAATTTTTACTGTGCGACCACGGAAAGGTACTTCGATAACACCTAAGTTTGATGCGGGAAGAGCAGCAGACTTGCAAAGCATGTTTGCTAAGTCATTATCAGGACCATCGCTAACAACGCTTGGCCACTGAAACTCAACTAGGAAGAGATTACTCTTTACACCCTGCTTGATATTATTTAAGAAGTTGCTTACATTAGATGTAATTGCCATTTTAGTTTATCCTCTTACGGTAATTAATTGGTGAATTGTAAATCAAACTTGACCTGTGACTTCCTGGAAGGAAACACCTGTCTTAGTTGCGATGAAACTTAGGGTGATGTAGTTAATCGACCTTGATGGCTTCAAGTAGATATCAGCAACAAACTCATTTCTGTCAATAACGTCAGCAGTGTTATTGCTTTCGTCACAAACGACCAAGAAGTCAGTGACACCTCTCTTTGCCTTTACTTCTTCCATGTAAGCATTTACAGTGGAGAAGAATGACCCTCTAGTGGTAGTGTCATTTAATTCAAATAGGACACCGCGAGCAGCTGCCTGGACTCTTCTTTCGATGTTGAGGAATAGACGACGGACGTTAATTCTGTCGAAAGAACTAGGAGTAGACTGTGCAGTCTTGTCACCGAAGAGGACAATACCTTGTCCAGGGAATGAAGTGATTGGATTGATTCTTTGGAGATACAACTCATCACGGTGTGCTTTGGTTGGAGTGTATGCAAGTTTAATTGCATTTCTCAAGTTTCCTCTTTGGAGTCCAGCAGGTGAAAACCAATCTTCAGCTGTTAGTGAAGTCTGGACACATAGTCCAGCAATGTCTCCGTTGCATGGAATGTAACGATAAACATCGTTGAAACGGTCGTAGATATACTTATAACCGCTATCTAAGACAGAATAGGAACTGCTTGGAAAAGAAGAGTAGTGTGCGAGGATTGCATCTTTTTGTGCAGTTGCACTAGTTAGAGAAACAAAATCTCTGTATGGAGAGCAGAAAGCAATACAATCTTTTCTAGAATCTGCAATCGCGATTGCTGCAAGTTGCTTGGTAGCAGTATCTGCACCAGGTTGGGTACCACCAGTGATGCTACCACCAGAGAGTACGAAATCAACAGTGATATTTTCGATATCTAAGAATAGATTTAAAGCAGTCTGGACACCAGAAATGCCAACTGCATAATCATCAACACCACCAGATAGTGAGAGTGACTCACCTGCTGCTGCAGGAAGGTCATCTGCATAAATGTATCTAGACTTTCTGTTGATAACAGTTGGGAGGTATGCAGAAGCACCTTCTCCGTCTACTGCTGCTGCGTCTCTGGAAACATAAAGGAATGTCTCTAGAAGTGTGCCAGCAACACCACTGACTGCGCCATCTTCATCGATAACTGCAACGTGAGTGATGTCAGCAGATGCAGGTGCTGGTGCTAGTGCAGACCAGAGTGCAGTGCCGTGATAAGTAGCAGTAGCATAAGTAGCAGTTGTGCCATCAACGGTAGAAACCTTGAGGGAGTTACCTAGTGTGCCTGCAGTGCGAGCAGCAAAGTGGTATGTAGTTGTGCCTGCTTGTGCTGCCTGGTCATCATCTGACCTTAGAAGGACGCCACTGCCAGTGTCTTCTGCGTTTGCTAGAGTTGCTGACTCTACTCTTACAACTTGTAGAGTGCCGCCATATGATAGGAAGGTGGCAGCTACATACCAATCTTCGTAGTTACTATTATTTGGTTTTCCGAATGTCGCAACTAATTCAGATTCGGATGAAATTGTAGTGATTACACCAACTGGTCCCTTTTCAAAGGACGCTACGAACGCTGCAGAATTTGCCTGAGAAGGCACTGCAACGGCATTGGTTAAATCACGCTCTCGCAATACAATTCCAGGTGATACTTGACCCGCCATGTTTATCTCCGTGTAGAAGCATTTTTAATCTACAAATATTTAGGCAAATGAGTATTTCAGATGGTCATTTTTTTGCAGGAACAACGCATGAACTCTTTACCAATCAGGGTAAATATCGGGTCCGAATCTAGGGACAGGATCATATGGTATGTCTGGTGTATTGTTTTTTTCTTTTCTGGTTATAGTTACTCTTTCCGATGCACAGTCTTTACATTCATATGCATATGATGATGGTAGATGTGGTTTTGATTTCCTATACAGATAATATTCAGAGACCAAATCTTTACTTTCTTTACAAGACCTACACCTTCTTTCTTTAAAGAGTAAATGCTCTAGTTTTATCTGAGAATCAAAGTCCATCAGAAACCTAGCATATAAGAAACATCAGTTGCAGAATCTCCATATTCATCTAGATGCCACACCTCCCCGTCTTTATCTACAAAGGTCGCCTCTTCATCATCAACACCATTTAATACAAAACCAAAAGGTGCCATGTCTTGCTCAATCTGATTTGACTGCTCTTCGTAGATTCGTTTCCTAACATCATTATCTGTCATCTCTCTGAAGTATGGTTGGACTGCCAACCAAGCAAACAAGACTAAACACATCACCAAGTCATCATGGTGACCTTCGTCTGCTTCAAACGATTGATTTTTTTGAATGAAAGTAGTTAACTCTGCGATGATTTCATAATCATTTATGATAAGTTTATCATCCTCAATTAATGTCTTGAGATTTGAGCAACCAACTTTCTTTGTCACTTTAGACATCTTAAGACCAAGTTGAGATTTAGATCCAGAAAACCCCTGTCCCACAACCTGTCCTGCTCTTCCTCGCATTGCACACATTAAAATATTAGGATACTCTAAATCGTAATGAAGAATATTACCTACCTGCTCTCCGATATCATTAATTTCAATTAAGATATATGCATCATTATAATTTTTTCCTACCTGGTCTACAATGCTAGGAAATAGAATTGGTTTAATTTGATTATTTCTATACTTTGCTACAATACGCCAAGGTAGTGTGGTAATGTCAAATACAATAAAAGCAGAATAATCATTGTCTGTGCCACGAGATACGTCAACCGTTACGATATAATCTTTTTCTTCATCGGCATTTTCATATACCATGAGACCTTTATTGTTATCAACAATAGGGTCTTCATAAACCATTGTGCGAAGTTTGGAAGCAGTAATGAGAGTATCAACCGACCCCAAAAATTCACATTCAAATTCTTGTGTAAATTGCCTTTGGGAAGTATTGGCAATTGTTTGCTCTTTCCAGGTTGCGTCTCTTCCTGGGACTTGAGACCAATGGACCTCCAAAGGTTTATAACTATTCTTTCCACGCTCAGCATCATGCCAAAGTTTATAAAACATATTCATGCCATTAGGCGTGGAAATGATAATAACTTTGGTAGTCTTACCAGAGGAGATGGTAGGATATACAGACGAGAAAAACTGCTCCGAGATGTGGTTTGGAATGAATGCAAATTCGTCCAAGAAGATGATGTTGAAAGAGTTACCTCGGACAGATGCAGATGATGTAGATGCAGCAATAATTTTACTGCCATTTTCTAATTCCATAGAGCCTCTATTCCAAGCGATGATGCCCATCTGCATCCACTTAGGAATATTCTCATATGCGAGTTGAAGTCTCGATAGCAATTCTCTAGCAGTCTCTGCTTTGTTAGCAAGAATTGCAATCTTTACGTTGTCATTGAACAGAGCATAATGCAACAGATAAGCTACAACAGTAGTTGACTTACCTGTCTGTCTAGGAAGCTTTGCAATATTAAATCTTTCTTGGTGGAAATTTTTAATTAGTTGCTCTTGAAAATCCCACATATTAAATGGAACTAAACCCTCATCCAAAGAAACAATTTTAATATAGTTTTTGGTAAAATATACGGGGTCGTCTTTACACTTAATAAATTCAGCAACCTGCTTCTTTGTGAAGTTGATTGCAGTGTTTGTTTTCTTTAAATTGGGATTACCAAGATATACGGCGTTTGCCATGCTTCAATATGTTCCTTACAAAAGTTATTTATCTTTTGCTTCAGATTCAAGTCTTTCTAATTCTGCTAGGCGTTTCTCCCAAGTATCACCACCTTCGCTTCCTTTCATTGGATTGATGCACTGCTCGTTACCGTAGTTGTTGCATACTAATCCAGCTAAGTCCAATTCGTTACCTTTGGCCGCGGTGCCAGACCAACGGTGTTGACCGTCAATCCAAACTGCACCACACTTAGGGCATTCTTTTCTGCTCATAAACAAATCAGACAGCTCTTTGTCAGCCATATAAATTGCGCCGTGTTACAGTGGTATTATATAGGTCCAAAATATTATGTCAAGTTATTCTAATTCTGAAAGATGACCTATAGGAGTTTCACACATTCTTGCTTTGTGTTTTAGGGTTGCTTCCAGTATTTTCTCTTTTGTAAAACTTTCTTTTTTCTTCTTAGAGTCCACCTTAGGTGAATTTACCAGACTTTTCTGTCCAGGTTGCTCCGTCATTTCTGTTTCTGCTGGGAACATCCAAGGGTTAGCTTACTCCACTATCCATATAATCAGCTACAGTATCAAGGTAATCTGTGGCGCGGGTAATTTTAGATTGTACCCATGCCTCAAGGTCACCGTCGCCTTGGACATGCCTATTTATTCTTTCAATAGCAGTCATTGATACAGCTAGTTCTCTACGAACCATGCTATATTAAGAATATTCGTTTAATTGAGTGCGGAGTTGTTTGAAAGATTTCATAGAAATTAACCAGTAATAGCAACGGGAGAAACGTAGATAAATCCAGTGCCAGCAGTTAGTCCTTCAGCAAGTCTTAACTGAATAGTCTCTCCACCGCTTTGGGGAGTATCTAGATAAGTTGGGACGTTGGGGTCGTCAAGTACCGTGGCAGTTGCATGTTTTGAAACATACACTGTTTCATGAGGTTTGACAATCATGTCATAATAATTAAAAGTCTCTGTATTATGTTGCTGGAAAATACTTTGTGATTCTCCAGTAGAAGTATCAAGGACTTGTACCTGGACCAGTCTTACTACAACAGGACTGTCTGATTCGTTATTAACTTTAACCGTAGTTGCTCTGAGAATTTCCTTTGCGCCAATCACTCCTCCCCCATTGCCAGAAGGATATGCTGCGTCAATCGTTGAAGCATCGACGGTTGTGATTCTACCAAGTGGTCTTACAATGTTCATTTTAGTATCCCTGTTTTATTCTTCGACCTTCCCACGTTTAAGCATCTTTTGCAATTCTGCAGTGCTGCCTAAGAAAATCGCGTTATTGGTAACCGAGGAAGGACCTTTTATATCCTCATCCTTATTTAGGTTTTTCATCTTTTGTTGTAGGTCAATCAACTTGTCAGACACGTCGGCAACCTGCTTCATGGCATTGACTGCCACTTCAAACGCTCTGGGATGACCAGACTCCTGAGCGACCTCTAGAGCGCCCTGTACTGCCTCTTGACCCTGCTCGATGAGTCTATACAACTCTCCTCTGCTATATTGGTAATCTTTAGTAGCATCAACGTTTTCTTCTTCCTTAACAATTTCTGTAGGTTTAGTCTCCTCAGAAACTTCTATATCAAAAATTTCTTCCATATTATTTTCAAACTTTGTCATAAGATTTCAATCCCCTCATTAAATCCAAAGTCATCATCTGGGTTTAATAATAGTGAGTCAGCAGCATCTACAACATTATCTGCATTGAGGTCTGTTTTTGCTTTTGGTTGTGTGGTATAACGCATTGTTCTCTTATGTTGATTCAAGTCACCAATAGAAGATTCCACAACACTCTTACGAATGAGGTCTGCATTGACAAGAGGACCGTAAAAATATGTCTTAGCAGTAAATTGTAAAGTATAAGTGATGCTTCTTCGAGTCATGAAGTCATCTTCAAAATCATCTTCATAATCAATGGAGTTGAGGACATAAGCAATATCTCTCTTCTCTTCCATATCAGGAATCATGTTTATTGTTACTGTAAATGCTGGTTGGAAAAATGGAAGAATCTGCTCAATAATCTGTAGAGCATCATCCTGTGACTTGGCAATGATACCCATTTCAAAACCAATGTTGTATGGCACAGGCATATATTGCTTTTTAGCACCAGTAGTAGACCCATCTTCTTTCAGATAATACTGAATAGGACTAGTCTTTCTAGAAGGGTCATAATCCATATTGGTCATCTCGAATGAGATTCTAGGAAGAGTAATAGCAACCTTGCGACCTACCTCAGGATTCTGCTCAAGGCGAGCAAGAAACTTATTCTTTGGTCCATAAGCAACTGCTACTTTTTGACGCTCGATTTCAACATTCGTTTCTGGGTCTCGTTTAATGACCTGAATGTTGTTAAACAGCGTGCCAAAAGCAACTACAGTTTTTTTAATACATGAATGGTAAAAATGATTCCCTAACATCAGAAGCTATCCGTTTTGTTTCCATACTCACCGAATGGATTACCTTCGGTCCAATCAATAATATTATCACCAAAATCCTCAAGATATTGATTTTGAGCAAAGTCATTATTCTCAAGATCTATGTCAATAGTAGAGAAGGATTCAACTTCCCATGTAGCACCAGTGGTTTGTCCAATGATGTTAGCATTCTCTACTAAATCACCATTTATATAGGTGAGTTTTAACTCTCTTGCAGTTGGATCCCAAGCAGCAACTGTTGCATCTACCTCTACTTGATTGCCAGCGGTGTCTGTATATATTTGACGGACCTTCTCCATAATGTCATAGTTGCCAGTGCCACCTTCTGCAAGGTATACTGGGAATTCATATGCATTCTTTTCCTTGCCAATGCTATCGAGGTTGGTATTGCCAGTCTCAAAGATAGCGTTACCTGCCTCGTAGATTTCAGCAGTCATAGTGAAGTAATAAATTTTTCCTAACTGATAGAAAGGAGTTTCTCTTTCTACAAATTTAATTTCATAGAAATTATTTGTTAGTGGGTAATAAATCAAGTCCCCTTCATTTGGTCTTGTAGAAACAGTAAGACTCAATTGTCTTGCCATGACATCTTCCCATCTTCTCTGTGATACGACAAAAGTAATCTCGTCGGTAACACGAAGACCAAACTTGGAAATAAATTCAGACTGAGCACCAAAACCTTCCACGTTTACTAGATACATCTCAATGAGATATGCCTCTTTAAACTTGGACATTACAACGTCTTGCAGTGCTCTATCAATGAGCATCTGTCTAGGAATGTAGAAAACCTCAGCACCAAATAACTTTAGTTGCTCATCAACTAAATCTTGGACTAACCTTTGCTCACCTGTAATGCCCCCTTTCTGGGGAAAGTATACACTCTTAGCCATATCAACCGATTGCGTCTAGTGGTGGTAATTCGTAATCTGAAATCATCTTTGCTTCGATTTCATCTAACTCTCTTTGTCCATCAGAGAATAACTTTTCGCCATTAAGTGACACAGCACCAGGAAGTTGGATGCCATTAAACTTGATTAGATTCTGACCCCATTGTCTTTTGATGAGAGCAGTTAAATATCTTTTCAAGAAGAAATCATTAAAAATTGCTGTGTGGTCTGCTGGATTCAATGCACGATAACATTCAACGATGATGTATCGGTCATCATTCATATTCTTTGCTTCATAATCAATGTAGAGTCTATTCTGTCTCTTAGTATATCTAAGTTTAATAAACGCACCAGTATTCAATACCATATCCAGAGTTTCTAGATATGATTTGGTCATGTAATAGTTTAAAATATCTAATGACCCAAATGCATATAAGT